GATCAGGAGCAGGATCTCCTCCACCTTCTGGAGCAGGCTCACCACCACCCTCTGGTGCTGGATCTCCTCCACCTCCAGAATCTCCTCCTGCATCTCCACCTCCAGAATCTCCGAAGCTTAAATTGCCTCGTTCATTGTTAATAATTTTTTCTAGTACCGTAAATCTTTTAAACATCAAGTATCTCCTTTTCATCTTCTGTTATTTCATATAGTTGCCTGTACCTTTTAGGATCTATATCTACCATTCTTAAAATTTGTAATACAATACTTCTCCGCCCTTCGTTGTAGGCAGAGGAATACGGATCATGGGCCACGAAAGTTGTGGTGTCAAAACCAGTGGAAACTAATAGATCTTTTAGAACAGTCTCTCCATCGGGACCAGAAAATGCCTTCTTATAAGAAGCATTCACTTTAATAGCTTTAGAAACTCTGGATTTAGACTGCTTGTCCTCCTTCTGCACTTGTCCCTCCTACTTTATTAACAGCATCGGCTCCCACCTTAGTATCTTCTCTGGCTTCTTGGGCTTCCATAGCTGCCTGTCTATCTTCTCTTATTTTCTTTTTATCAGAATCACTTCTCAATAGGTCTGGATCAACATTGAATGTTTCAAAATTATGCTTGATAATCTTGTCTCCGTCAATGTTATCCATGGCTTCTGGCTGCAATTGTAGTATCCCAGCAGATGCAGCAAGGGCCCTATTTAGGTTCTCAGCCTGTACTGCTAGTTGAGCTTGAGTAATGGACGATACATATTTTATAGTTAATTTCTCTTGTTTCAAAATATCAGGAGCCTCTCCTAGTAGATTTCTTCTTTCCATAAAAGCAAATAGGGTATCTATTACTGGCTTTAGAAGTTCCCTATTTAGTCTACCTGCAATTGGTCCTAGTATCTTCAAGCTTTCAGTTCTTTTCTGAATAACCTCTTCTGCCGTGGCTCTATCTCCAAGATCCACATTGAATTTATCTGTGAAGAAAGCCTTATTAATGGATTGCAGTATCTGGTCGGACATTTCAAATCCAAATCTAGGATCTGCTCCAGTGAAAAGAGGCTCTGCTCTAAACTTGTCGCCCGGTCTCCTATAGTTGGAAGCCAGTGGAGAGAACTTTAAAGGGGATAGGAAGCCATTATCAGGCACCTGCATAGGAGGCATAATCGCCAATTGCCCACCTTGAATAGTTATTTTTTTGATTTGATTGATCATTTTAATATCTGCCAATACTTTCATGGCAGGAGATCTTCCGTATTTTTCCTTATTTACCTTTGTCCAACGAGAAATAGCGTATCTAAGTTCCTTGAATCCACTCTCTCTAAGTACAATATTGGAGCCCATTACTACATAGGTAGACTTAAATGGGAACCCCATCTTACCCTTTCTTATCCTACCATTCTTCCCTCTTCTCTCTTTATCGTGCCGTGGCATTACTTCATGGACAATTGTATGCTTTTTCGTATCATCTTTACCCAGAGCCCTCTCCAGTTCCTCAGAAAGTTCTCCAAATTCTTGCTCAATCTGCTTCATTGTCCATTGAAATTCTCGGGAAACTGTATCGACGGCCCCCTTATTGTTTTCCTCAATAAACACATTGTATATAGGCTCAGAGTGGAACCTTATGATATCTTCATCATCCTCATCCATCCTTAAGGAATTAGTTCCGGCAGATCCAAGATCTGTAAAAGTTTCCAAAATCTCAGTATGGAAGTTGGATCCATTTAGTACCCGAATCATTTTGTCCACTGCATCAAATCTGTATTTCTTGACTTCTGGGATATTGTCTATTCGCTTATCGCCTGTTGTAAAATCAAACCAAGTAAGAGCAGGAGGAGTAAGTGTCCCATGTAGGAAGGCAGCCAAGTCGTCGTTAGCCCTAATGGCTTCAGTATCGAATAATCTGTTGGCTCTTTTCTCACCTGGAACCGCTTGTCCGTACACATTGTCCTTTCTTGGAACTACATACTTGGCCACTTCATCCAGATGGGCTTTCCATACTGTAGCATCGTTCTTACGGGCATCGTGGCGCTTTATTACAAGAGTGCCTCGATTAATTAGATCCTGAGTAGATTCTGCCATATTTTACCCTAGTGGTTTATTTTGTCTGTCTAAAAATGAGAGATCTTGTCCTTTAGGTTTTTGGAAACCTAGAGAGGCCAGTCCGGGGAAGTTCACATTTCTTCTCTTAAAGGCTTCTGCCTTCTTCCTCTCTTCTTCAATTAACGCCAATTGATTTTGTCTGGCTTCCTCTGGAGCTGCTGCTCCGAAGTTAGGACTTCCAATAAGTTGTACCCCACCTGCTGTGGTGAAAGTGGTAGGACCTTGAGCAGGAGGCGGTTCTGGTTGATTGGTCCCAGTATTGAATCCCAGTCCCTCGTCTTGTCCTTTTTTTTTCTTTGGATTAAGTCGTAAGCCCATTAGTCCCCCAAAATATCCCAGTTAGGATCTTGCATGGTTTCTTTCTGATGTTCCCTAGTGTCTCCATAGTTTCTACCAAAGCCGGGTTGGTAGTCAACAGCAAACTGCCGGAAACTGTCAGCGGCGTGAGAAGCCCAGTTATGGAGAGGAGATTTAAGATAAACCTTCTGTTTTGGATCCCATTTCCTCTCATAAGCTGCTAAAGCTCTCAGCCCATCAAAGGTCAGTTTAGCATCAAACCAGCATTTAGGCAACACTTGTCTCACCATATGTATGTCCTCTCCGACATTCATGGACTTTTCGAGTACCCGTATGTTCTTTAATCCGTGGGATTCGAGGTATTCTGTCCTCGTAGTTCCAGTAGAAAGCTCGGTATGGTCAGCATCGTGTGGCAAAACGTGTTCACTGTAATGGTAAGGGTAGTTATGAAGTTCTTCCACATAGAACTCTAATCCTTTTCCGTGGTCTTCCATATATCGGATGACTCTGATCTCCCTTCCAACTTCCTGAAAAAACCAGATAGAGGTGGAATCAGTATGGCCAAGATCCCAATAAGTAATAACGGGAAGAGAATTGTCCCATGGCACAGAACAGACCCGACCATTCTGACGAGCTTCATCAATGTACCTTTGGTAAAACTTTCCAGAAGGTGCCGCATTAAAGTCACATTCGTACTCTTGAGCATACGCTTCCGGAGACATACTTCTTTGGAGGAATCGCAATTCTTCATCATCTAAAATCCCTGTTTCTGATGCTTTAAATAAACAACTAAACCACATATCAGTGTTGGCAAGTGCTAATTGATACAATTCCTTAAACTTATTCTCACCTTTTGGTGTACCGATAATGATTTCCCAACCCTTTCTATCTGAAAGTGTAGGAAGAAGAACCTTATCTCTAACGTCTGGGTGCATATCTGCAAACTCATCTAGTACGTAACCATCGAGGAATAGTCCTCTCATGGTATCAAAATTTTCAGCACCGAATAAGTAAATGGTACAAGTACCTTGAGGATGTGGGAAAGAGACAGTCAACTTCTGATTGTTAAACTTTACGCCCGGAATATCCTTACAGTAATCCTTGAAATATTGCCAAGCAATTTTCTCAACCTGACCGATAGTAGTGGCCACGAAGGCAAAGGTAGGATTTCGGAATGGTTTACCAGTCTTTGGATCATTCTTATTAAAGGATAATGCCTTATCAATAATCTCATTGACGGCAAATACTGTCTTACCACCACGACGATGGAAAACGAGAATATTGTGACGTTTTAAACAGCAGTGAGCTTCAGCCTGCCAATCCCTTGGGATGTATCCTGTTGAGAGGATAGTTGGCATTATTCACCAAGCCGAAGTCTAATTACTTCCCTTAGTTCCGAGATAATGAGTTCTTTAAATCGATTACGAAGTTTGTACCCTCCATCTCGTGCAAGATCCTCAAGCTGTACAATATTGAGATCCTCAAATTGGTCAATATATTGTCCAGCCCATTCTTCCCATTTTGGAAACTCTTTGGGATCTCTTTCCGCAAAGGGAACGTGCTCCCGAGTAGTGGGAAAAGAGGAGGCAACTCGCCTCCCACTTTTAGTTTTCCTATTGTTGATTTCATCCATACTAATCCTTACAATGAATCAGATCCAACAACCTCGGCGGCGTTTGCCTCTCGTAGCTGTAAGCCCATACGAATATCTGCTAGGATCTCTTTCTTCTTCACACCTTTAACCTCAATACCCATTTCCTTTGCAAAAGCATTAAGCTCCTTCAAATTCATTTTACTAAGAGGTGGAGTTTTAATCTCTTCCTTTACTACGGGTGGGAGAGTCTCAGGAGCTTCATTAATCACTTCTTGAATCTCATCCACTTCTTCTTCAGTAACAGGCTTAGGAGCTTCTATTCCTTCTTCAGCAGCTAGTTCTTCTTCAAGTTCCTTGTCCATCAGGGCTATTCTCGCTCTCTCCCTCCTTAGAAGTTCCG